GAGCGTGTCGCAGATGCCGTGCACGGAGCAGCAGGTCGAGGTCCGCGAGGTCGAGATGCACTACGCCTCGTGGACGTGGGACGCGCGGTGCAAGGGCGTGGACTATCACTGCACGTCGGCGGGGTTCGCCACGACCTGCCGCACGGTCGAGGCGCTCGCCGAGTAGCCTGACGCACCGTGCGTGCATCGACTGACGGCGTGTGGTAGTCTGCGCACATGCCGCAGGCTGTCCGCGTATCCGGTTACGTCGCGCCCGAGGCCGTACCAGGTCGGGGCATCGGCGCGCACTCTCTCGCGGCGCAGGATGGCGAGCACGCGCGACGGTTCGCGGTGCTGTCGGAGCGCATCCGGGCGTACAGCGTCGCCGAGCGGTGCGCGCCCGTGCGGGTCGGGTGGCAGGCGTTGTCGGGCCTCGCGACCTCGGCCACGTGGGACGTATCCCCGGTGGCGGATTCGCCTGCGTCGGAGGCCGCTGCGGCGGTCGTGCGGCGCGTGCTCGGCCTCGGCGGGGCAAGCTCCCCGGTCATCGAGTGGGAGGGGCGCATCATCGCGCTGCCCTCGTGGGAGTCGCGACTGCGCGACCTCCTGCGCGGCGCGCTAATGGGGTTCAGCCTCGCGGAGATGGTCGCATACCCCTACGAGGGGACCACCTACGTCGACCTTGAGCCGCGCGACCAGTCGAGCGTGCGCCAATGGGTGTACGACCGTGACGGGCGCGTGGTCGCCGTCGACCAGTGGCGCCGCGAGCCGGGCGGGCTGTCGAGCATGACATCGGTGCGGCTGCCCTACGAGCGGCTGGTCCACCTGGTCTACCCCTCGCCTGCCGCGGGCGTCGAGGGCCTCGGAATCATGCGGCACATCGAGCCGCTCGCCACGGACTACACGGCGACGATGCGCCTGCGCGCGGTCGCGATGCAGCGGACTGCGGTCCCAGTGCCCACCATCAGCATCGACGAGGAGGCCCTCGGGCGCTCGGCTCGCAGCGATGGCGGACCGCCCGACGTGTCGGCCATTGAGTCGGCGCGGACTGCGCTCCTCGACATCGCCCGCAAGTGGTCCTCGCACGAGGAGGCCGCGCTGGTGATGCCCTCGTGGGCAACGCTCGCGTGGGAAGGCCGCCCCGACTCGGCCGCGCCTCTCTCGGGGGTGGTCGCCGACCTCGAGCGGCAGATCCTCCAAGCCTGCTACGTGCAACACCTCGCGATGGGCTCGGCGTCCTCGTCGGGCTCTTACTCCACGGCGCAGGTGCACGCGGACCTCGCGGCGCAGCTCGCGGGCGACCTGTGTCAGTGGGTCGCCGAGGGGCTCGCGCCTTACGTCCGCACCATCGTCGCGCTCAACATCGGGCCGCTCCCGCTCGCCGAGCTGCCGCGCCTGACCTATGCGGGCATCCGCTCCCCGCTGTGGGTCGAGCGCATCGCGGACGTGGTCTCGCTGCTCAACACCGGCGCGCTGACGCCGTCGCCCGACGACGAGCGCCACATCCGCGCCACCCTCGAGCTTGCGCCGCCATCGACTGCCGCCGATGGGCGTAGCGAGCGCGCGCGGGTCGCGGGCACGGTCGCCATGACGCCGCCTTCGGGCGGGCTGCCGGGCGGTCTCTGATGGCGCTCACGACCGCCGAGCTGACGCCACCCGAGGCCGTGCAGGACGCCGCGCGCAAGGGCGTCGAGCTGCACCAGGCCGGCAGGTCCGGTGACGGGCTCAAGCCCGAGACCGTGCGCCGCGCCAACAGCATCGCGGACGGTGAGCCGCAGTCCGAGCAGTGGGCGACCGTCGAGGCCCCTGCATGGTTCGCGCGCCACGCTGACGACTTCCAGCGCGGCGTCGATGACCAGGATGGCGAGGAGACGCCGGGATTCGTGGCGTGGCTCCTGTGGGGCGGCGACCCCGGGCGGCGATGGGTCGAGCGGCTCAAGGAGGTCGACATGCAGCGAGACGAGAACACGGGCGCATCGATGGCGCCGGCCGAACTGGCCGTGCTTGCAGGGCATGCGCGGGCGCTCTCGGCGCCTCGGCCTGCGCGGGTGCTGCCCGATGGTGCGGTCGGCTCGATGCACCTCGAGGGCGGGCTCTACCCCTACGATTACAGCGCTGCTCGGCACGAGGCCGACAAGGCGATGGCCGAGCGCCATCCCGTGCTCATCATCCACGTCGACTCCCCCGGAGGTTACGTCTCTGGTGTCGTCGAGACCCGGCGCGCCATCGCACGAGCGCAGGCCGCGGGCGTCTACGTCGTCGCCTACGTCTACGGCACCGCGGCATCAGCGGCGCTGTGGGTTATCTCGGGCGCCGATGAGATTGTCGCGTCGCCGACTGCGCAGGTCGGTGGCGTGGGCGTGGTCGTGACCCTCTACGTCGAGGACGCCGAGCACGTGGTCGAGGTGGTCTCGACGCAGACGCCGAGCAAGCGCGCGTCGGTCGACGACGGCGACTACATCGCAGCGCTCCAGCGCCGGGTCGACGCGCTCGCCGAGGTCATGCTCGACGACATCGCGCGCGGTCGTGGCGTGAGTCGCGAGGCGCTCGGCGATGGCTCGGTCTACTCGGCGCAGGACGCCGTGGAGCGGGGCCTCGTGGACCGCATCGCGACCGACGCTGATGACTGGATGTTCATGGGCGGCCGCATGCCGCTCGACTACCCGCGCGCTGTCCGGACCGCCCCGGCGCTCGCGTCTCTCGATGGCGGAATGGAGGCGCTCGATATGAGCGAGCAGGTTGCGGCGCAGGCCGCACAGTTGGAGGCGCTCGCCCGAGAGGTCGAGCGTCTGAAGGGTGCGCAGCAGGCTGATGCCGCGCGCGCCGAAGCCGCGGAGCTCGCGCTCCGCACGCGGGACGCGGAGGCCATTGTCGATGGCGCCATCCGTGAGACCCGCATCCCGCAGGCGTCGCGTGCGTCGTGGGTCGAGCGGGCCGTCCGCATCGGCCTCGACGACGTGCGCGCGATGCTCTCCGACATGGTGCCGCAGGCGCAGGTCGGAAGCGCGGCGGGGCACGGCGGGGCCGCCGAGCCCAAGCCCGAGACCACGCCCGAAAAGGCCGCGGTCGCCAAGGCGAACGAACTGATTGCTGCGGCCCTCGGCCGGAAGGAGAGCACCCGATGAGCCAGCCCGTCACCATCACGTGCATCGCGTCGGCCGCCATTGCGCGCGGTCGGTTCGTGCGCCTCAACTCCTACTCCACCGGTATCCCGGTCGTCACGCAGGCGACGGACGGCACGAGCGCGACGGGTCACCTCATCGTGGGCGTGGCGGGCACCGCCGCCGCCGCGGTCGGCGACCTCATCGACGTGGTCGTGCAGGGTCGCGTCGACTACGCCATCGCCTCGGCCGCCATCGCCCCGGGTACCACCATCGGGTGCACCGCGGACGCCGAGGTCAAGGCCGCAGCGTCCGGTGACTTCGGTCTCGGCACCATGCTCGGCGGCCGGTCCTCGACCGGTGCGACCGCCAACGACGCCGTGTGCAGCATCCTGCTCTCCGGCATCCGCATCCTCGTGGCCTAAGGAGGGCTGACACATGGCTGGTTACACCACGGCGCAGCTTGCGCCGGTCAATCCGGTCCTCTCGGCGGCAGGCGTCATCGGCGCCATGCAGGACCTGGGCGGGCTCGTGTTTCCGCGCCTCGGGCGCAACACCGTCCGCGTCGCCCCGCGCGACCATCAGGGCACGATCTTCGTGGCGCCCTCGGCGTCGATGCTCGGCTCGCCTGCGGTCCTCGAGACGGCGCTCGCGGCCGACTACCCGCAGCGCTCGCTCGGCGCACCGACGACGGTCACGTACCGCACGGTCGAGATGAAGCTCGCGTCGGACCTCCTGCCGTACCGGCTCCTCGAGCGGTCGCAGATGCCCGAGAGCATCAAGGAATTCGAGGCCGTGAGCCTCGCGCGCTCGCTCGCCCTCGCCGTCGAGAGCAAGGTCCTCACCTCGTTCTCGACGACCGGCAACTGGACCGGCACGGCCGCCCTCACGGCCCTCTCGGGCGGCGCGGGTGTGCAGTGGTCGACGGTCGCCACGGCCGCCCCCATGAGCGACCTGCGGGCCGCCATCGAGGTGTTCCGTGCGCAGGCGTTCGGCATGCGTCCCGACACGGTCATCATGAGCCGCGCGGTCGCCTCCTTCGTGGCGCGCTCCGCCGAGGCCCGTGGCTTCGCCATCGTGACCTCGGGCGCGTCGCCCATCGCGCGCGCGGTCGCCTCGGATGAGTACCTCATCGCGGCGTTCAAGGGTGAGCTCGGCCTCGACCTCATCATCAGCGACGCGCGGCGGCAGACCTCGGCGGACGGGCTCACGCACACGTCGGCCGACCTGCTCACCGACACCGTGTGGCTCGGCTGCCTCGGCAGCGGCGTCACGGCGGCCGGCAACGACGTGCTCGCGCGCCCCTCGGCGTTCCTGCTCGTGGTCGAGGACCCGCTGTTCGGCGGCGGCGTCGACAGCGGTGGCCTCGTGCTCCCGATGTCGATTCGCGAGGAGGAGAGCGCCAACCTCTCCGCTCGCGGCGTGTACATCAAGGGCGAGGTCTACACCGACGAGGTCGCCCTGATGGCGCAGCTCGGCTACACCATCACCGACTGTCTCGCCTGATGCGCTGCACCGTCACGAAGCGCGTCCCCACGATGGGTCAGAACAACCACCCGTGGACCGCGGACCTGTCCGCCGAGCAGGTGGCGTGGATTCGCGAGCAGTACGGCGACGGTGCGGTGCACATCCTCGAGCCGGTCGAGCCCGAGGCCATCGAGCCCGAGGCCGTCGAGGCGCCCAAGCGCAAGCCTCGCCGCTGACGCATGGCACTGCCCGCAGCGATACGGGCGGCTCTGCGTCGGCGGCAGGCCGACATCGACGACGTAGGGCAGCGGACCGCCGCTGCTCTCGTCGGACTCCGCGCCACCCTGCGCGAGCGGCTGCTCGAGCTGCTCGACCAGGCCGGCGACGGCGATTGGCGCGCGGGCATCATCGCGGTGCAGCTCGACGAGGTCGCGGCCGCAGTCGCCGAGCTCACGGGCGAGGTACAAGACGCGTGGCTCGACGGGCTCGAAGCGGTCGAGCGCGCGACCCCCGCGCATCTCCGCTCCCTCGGCCTCGACCCGAGCGAGGTCATCGACGTCGAGGCGCTCACGTCCGTCATCGACGCCGCGAAGCGTGACGCGCGGGACGCATTCCGGGGCGCGTCGTTGTCGGTCGCCACGGACCTCATGCCGCTGCTCCGCGAAGGGTATCGGCTGGAGTCACTGACCGAGCTGTCCGAGCGCCTCGCGAAGCGCCTCGAAATCAGCACGGAGAAGGCCGCGACCGAGGCGCGCACGCAGACCGCGGTCTACGCGCGGGCCGTGGCGGGGGCCTACGCCGACGAGCTGCCGGGCATCCTCGGGTACGCCTACGGAGGCCCGGAGGACGGCCTTACGCGCCCGTTCTGCGCGGCGCTTGTGGGGCTGTGGGTATCGCGAGCCCTCGCGCCGAAGCTGGACAACGGCGTCAACGGCCTGCCGCATCCGCTCGACAGCGGCGGCGGCTACAACTGCCGACACTCGTGGCTCGCGGTGCCGCTCTCGACGGCGCTGCGATGGGGCTACCGCGAGGCGACCGAGGCCGACATCACGGCGGCGAATCGCGCGGCGGTGTAGGGCGTCGACCTCTCGCGCGGTGTGTGGTAGCCTGCGCACATGGCGGCGCGCAAACTCAACACAGGGCAGGCGCATCGGTTCCGGTGGTGGCCTCCGGACGGCGTCGTCGCGTCGGACCCGACCCTCACGGTCACGTGGCCCACGGGCGCAATCGCGTACACGCTCGACCTCGCGCGCGAGCCTGACACCGTCTCCTCCATCTCGACTGACCGGCGTACTCTGACCGTGACGTGGGGCGCATCCGGCGCTCCCGTGATACTCGCGTCCCCCGACTCCCCGGCAGCGGCGATGCTCTACGGCATCGGCACCATCGAGGCTTCGGTCCGCGTGGTGCGGCAGGTCACGACAGGCGCGCTCGCGGGGACGGTCGAGCTTGCCGAGCCGCTGCCGCACCCGGTGACCGTCTCGGCTTCGACGCTGACCCTGCACTGGCACGAGCGGTCGGCGGTCATCGCGTCCGGTCACGTCGGCACGACCCCGACCCGCAACGTGCGGTGGTCTGTCGACTACACGGCGGCCACGCAGGGCATCACCGTCGACTACCGGCGGGACCGCGACGTGCTGCACATCGTCGCGATGGCGTTCGCGACCGGGCTCTCCGACGCTGACGTGCTCGCGGCGTTCCCGGACCTGCGCTCGCGCCCGATGGGGCAGGGCTCGTGGCGGGCGCAGCGCGACGCAGCGCTCGACGACCTGGTCCTCCTCGTGCGGTCTCGCATCGCACCCCGGGTCGAGGACGTGCTGCCGGGCTCGCAGTTCTCGCGCGCCCACGCCTACCTCACGGCGGCCGCCATCGTCGATGGCACCTCGAGCGCCGGGGCTGACCGCTCCGACCTCGCGGCGTACTACCGGGCGCGGGCGGTCGAGAGCATCGACGCGGTGCTCGCGCTGGTCGATTGGGCCGACCTTGACGGCGACGGCGTAGTGGACACGGGCGAGACCGCCATCGGGGCCGCCACGGGGCGCGCGACGGCTGGCATTGGGTCGACGTTCACGGACCTCTCGGTCGTGCGCTACGAGACCGACCCATCGGCGCCCTACGAGGTCACGCGGACCCGCGTCACGGACGACCGCTGATGGCAGTCGGCGCCCGAGTCGACCTTTCGAAGTGGCCCACCCGCGTCGTCACGACCGAGGCCATGCGCGCCATCGGGCAGGCGGTCGCCACGCAGATGGCGCAGCGCACGTTCCGCGAGGGGCGCGGGCTGAATGACCGTGCGCACGCGGCGTACTCGACTGAGCGCGTCGTGGTCTACTTCCGGTCGGAGATTGCGCGGCGGCTGAAGCCCAAGGGTGGCGCCCCGTGGCATGCTCGACGAGGCCCACAGCGCGGGGTCGACGGGCGGCGCGGTGCCATCATCGGCAGGCTCTACGAGGGCGGGTACGCCGAGTACAAGCGGGCGTCCCGCAAGGGCGTCGGCTCGGGCGGCGTGCTCGTCGACCTCACGGCATCGGGGCAGCTCGCGCGCTCGCTCGACGTGACCGCAGTCCTGCGCACTCGATGCGTTGTCACGGTGCGCGGCGCGGCGGTGACGTACGCCGAGGGCGTCAACAGCAAGCGGCCGTGGTTCGGCTTGTCGCCGAAGGACCGCGGGCAGGTCGACCAGACGATCGCCGAGCTGCTCACGGCGCTCGTCGAGGAGCAGCGCAAGTGAGCATCACGACCCTGCGCGACGCGCTGTACGCGACCATCGCGGGCCTCACGCCGACGAGCGTGCAGTCGTGCCCGTGGACGCGCGCGCGTGACATCCGCTCGGAGTCGGGCATCGCGCTGGAGTTCGCGAGCCTGCCGACGCGCTCGGTGTGGCTCGACATCGGGCCGCCCGTCGACACGGGGCTGCTCATCTCCTCGACCCTCGACGAGGTGCGGCACGACATCACGCTCCACGTCGTCTATCGAGACTCCGACCTCGCGTGGTCTGACGACGGCGACCTGGCCCGGCTCGTGACCTACGAGGACGCGGTGCAGCTCGTCGAGGCGTTGCGGCCTGCGTCGGTGTGGGGCTCGGACGCGAACATCCTCGAGGTGTTTCCAGATACCGCCATTGTCGAGCTCGACGACGGCGACGGCAGAGTCATCGGGCGCGTGCTGCGCGTCCGCATCACGGCAGAGGTGACAGCATGAGCGCAGGGCTTTTGGCGGGGCAGGAGTTGGCCCTCGCTGTCGAGTCGACCTTCGGGTCGCCGTCCACGACGGACTACACCACGGTCGACGTGAGCGGCCTGTCGTACAGCCGCATCAACTGCATCCGCGCGCCCATCGCCGAGTTGGTCGGGCAGGGCGCGGTGCCTCTCTACGAGGAGCCGCTGGTCTCGACGTCGGGCGCGGGTCAGCCTCCCGAGGTGGACGCGCCCTACTCCCCGAGCGACTCGCTCCCGGTCGGCATCTCGCGCGGCGACCTGCCGGTGTCGGTGCCCTTCCGGCTGCCGGGCTCGACGGCGTTTGCCTCGACCGCCATGGGGCAGATGGTCGCCAGCTCGCTCGGCCTGCTCGGGACCGCGGTGGGCACGTATCAGACGGTCACGGGCGCGGTCTCGACGACGGTCTACGGGGTCGGCGCCGGCGAAATCGGCGAAGTCAATCCCGGCGACGTCGTCGCGTGGAGCAACGCTGTCGGGGCGATGGAGTTCGCCTGCGTGACATCGGTCAACACGGGGACGAATCGCGTGACCGTGCACCCGGCATTCAGCGCGACCCCGCAGGTCAACGACCTCGTGCGCAAGTGCTCGGTCGCCTATCCGGTCATCGGGGCCCGGGGCGCGACCTCGCTCTCGTGGCGGTATCGGGACGCGGCGCGCGGCATCGTCGTCACCGGGTCTCGACTGCGCGAGCTCGCCATCGGATTCGGCGGCGCGTCCAACTCCACGGCCGAGGCGCGGATGCGGTTCTCCGGCCCGTTCCGGGGCGACATCTCGGGCGCGACCCCGAGCGCGGGCTCGGCAGTCGGCGGTGGCGTCACGGCGCGGCGGTACGGCTCGGTCATCTCGGGCGCTCTGAGCGGCTCGGCGCCCGAGGCCGGCGCCCGGACTGTGTTCGGCGTGCAGTCGTGGGAGGCGACCATCACCGTGGACACGGAGCCGGTGGGCAGCGCGACGACGTCAGTGCTCCAGCGCACCGACGAGGAAATCACGCGCGTTCTCGTCGAGGCCCGCATCACGTTCGCCGACACGCAGCGCAGCGCCCTCATGGCTCGGCTGCGCGGTCAGACGCGCTCGACCTGGGTGCTCCCGCTGCAAGGCACGGCGGCCACGGGCGCGGCGCTCATCATCCCGGGCGGCTACCTCGCCGACCTCGACCCCGACACCATCGAGGAGTCGCGCAGCTTCAGCACGGTGACCATCCGCGGCGGCTCGGCCGACATCGCGGACACGACCGGCACGCCGACCGCGGCCAAGGGCGCGTGGTGCTTCCTCGAG